GTGATATTGGATTTTTTTACAAGCAAATGGACTTGGAGAGTATTTTGCTCTGCGGCATTAATAACTGGTGTTTATCGGATTTATTTAACTGAAATGGGGCCTGCGGCTATAGAAGCTATAGCAGATAAGCAAGCTATTGATAGTTTCGCTAAATGTATAATTGCATACACAACCCCAAGGTATATGAAGTCTTGTGATGCTTTTTATCTTGAATATTTACCTAGAAAAACAGGTCCAAAATATAATCGTAAAATTATTGAAATACCAAAGTTGAGTTCAAAAATGATTATTTCTACTTATGGAGATATTACTTCACTACGACAAGAATCTGGTTTGGAACCATACCCCAAGCTAGAAATATTATCTCACGGGAAATTAGTAGATAAAAATACATAACGAGTCGTTTAAAAGGACTAAAACAGCTGGCCATTGCTCGTGCCTCGCCATTTTAGGCCATCAGTTTTAGTCTCTTAACGAGGCGTTACCGTATATCTGATTGCCATATTTTCCCTAATGAAATTCATCACTCGAAGAGCTTTAGCTCTAACGCATTTCTGTCCGTGCGTTAGCTAACCAATACGCAATACGGCAAATTTGTTAGCTTTTTATTTTCAGTTTTATATCAACATAACAAATTGTTTATATTGAACTTTAGGTTTACTTGGTATTCCACATGTCTTTAAAAACCTCACGTAAACCAGCGAAACCTCAGTGTTAATGCGGCTTTCGCTATTTCTCAACCTTTCTGCGCGTCAGTATGGAACTGTAAAACAGTGAAATAAACCGCGATCATTTCAGATCTCCGATCATGTTAAAGCCCTAGGAATGGCGCTAGCTGTGCCTATGAACTGCAATAATCTAAAACTGAAATAAAAAATATATATAAAGCGCGCAGGAGGGGAGGAAGAGTGCGGATTCCGTGTGTTTCTTTCTGCGTGGGTTAGATTCCGTGAGCGAACGCTGTAGTGACGAAATCGAGGCGCGGGTTCGAGCCCCAAAGCAGGAACCTAACCCGAGTCGAGGTTTTTTAAGTTGATTTGATTTCATCGAGCATAGTTTTCTGTGGCTTTACAGCAGACATAAAAAAGCCCTGTAAAATACAAGGCTTATTCTTTAAATTTATAGTTACCCGATATTGAGGCGTCGTGATTTCTTAGGGGTTTTCAATTCACTATTGATTAGAACTATATATCGGCCCTGAATGTCCAACTTCACCAGCTGAATCACGTAATCATCACCTCTTACTTCAATAACATCTTCAACTTTCGGTTCTCTGGCTAAAGTTACAACCTCTTCAGTATCAGTAAACCTCAATATTGCTTTAATCTCTAACATCGCTATATCCCTATAAAATTATGAGTTTGTACTATGCTCCACCCTAAAAATATATTCAATGGCTAGAATTTGGTGATGGTGTCGAGTCTGGCCTTTTGGTTGCTGGCTTGTGATGCTTGGCTGCTAAAGTCACCGGCTTGATTTGGTGTGGGGCTGCTGCCATGTTTGTGGCTGGCACAGGTTGTAGCCAGAGCGCTGACTGTGGCCATGAGTTCGGACAATAGTTTCAGTACATTCTCTCCTTCACTGCCTAACCAAGTCTTTGGGCTACGGTGATCTTGCTCGATGTTGGCGGTTACCTTGCGAGTCTTACATTGCAGCTCTGCTACTTTGCCAATGATATCGGTTAGCGACTCATCGGTTTTATTCTCAAAGTTACCTTTGTCATCAACGTGCTGATAAACCCCGTCACGTACTTGGTTGCGGCTTTCGCCCTCTTTGATTGCTGGTAAGTCCCAACCGAATGGCAATACACATCGAATGAATGGTTTGTCTGGTCTGCCGTAGGCAAAGCCTATTTCAACTATGGCACCAATAGCCGGCGGCTCTAATCGCCCTGCTTTATCACCTGCACCTGGAAGCGGTAATGGTACTGCTTCAAGTGCGGGCGCTTCGGTTTCGTTTCCGTTCTCATCGAGCAGCTGCACGTTAACGGCATAGCGTGGGTAAAATGCATCGCTGCCGCGTTCGCCCTCTTCTGTCGGTAATTCTGGCATGGCTACCACTTTACCCCACACGGGCAAATGATAATCGGCGGCGAGTTCTGGGAATATATTGGTGATGCGGCGCTTTTCGCTGCGCTCATCAGCTTTGGTTGCGGTCCATGTAATGGTCATGCTATCGCTTTCTAATTCGACTTGCTTGACGCGATGGCCATTCACCATGGCACCCGGTCGCATTGCAGGCATGGCCATTAATTGCCAACAGTTACTAAACTGCTTTTTGCTGAATCCTTGGCTGATTGGCAGTGGCTTGGATGGCCAGCGGCTATCTTGATAGCTGCCAACAAATATTTGGCCGTCGGGCTGTTGATACCAAATACAATCATCAATACCAAACACCCCGCTTAAACTGGCCAACAGCTGGTAACCCGTGCCTTGACTGGTAAAGTTGGGCACTTTGCTGTCGAGGTATGCGGCGCTGTCAGGGATCACAAAACTCAGGCCTGTGTCTGTGGCCAATTGGGTGATCACCTGGCGAAAAGTGGCATGACGAATATTAACCGGGCAATGCTCGGCTAATAGGCTTGATAGTTCGCGCGCCACAATACGGGTTGCGCCCATGCTGCTCGGTGTGGCTTTGGTGACATAACCGCTAAAGTAGCGCTGCAGTTTGTTGTTGTAGCCAATATCAAAGGTCACCACTTTGCCACGTGTCACCTCGCCTTGCACCTCAAAAACGGCGCGACCTGCTGATGACAGTTCAAGCACGACATGATAATCGGCAATGGCTAACACCTCAGTGCCAACGGTTAGGCGGTTGGTTAACTTCATGTAGGATCCCCAATCACGCTATCAACGCCCGACAAGAATTTTTCCATTGATGACACTTCCACTTTGGGCGCGGCCTCAGTAATAGCAGCGGTGGGGATCACGCTGGCGGTTTGCTCAGTGCCTTGCTCGGTACTGGCCTCGGTTTGCGTTTGGCGCTGCTCTGCCACTTCGGGAATACTTAAATATTCACGCAGCTGAAAGCTGACGTTCCACGCCAACAAGCTTGGGTGCTCTGGCGCGGTAATTTGGCCAAAAAACTTTACCTGGCGAATTTTAACTGAGCGGGCTAAATCAGAACCAATGCGCCAAACCGCACGATTGCCTGTTAAGTCTTTGGTTATCGCTAACTCAAATAAGCGCGATAACTGCGACTTATCAGTAAACGGAATTAAGCCGGTGATTTTAAGCTCTTTGGCTTTATCGCCCTGTTCACTGCTGGCCGTGCTTGAGCTTTGCCCCGACATATCTTGATCAACCAATTGCATTGAAAGCTGCACCTTACAGCTTTTCAAATTAATCAGTTCACCGTCTAACGCAATTTGGCTCATGGCTAGCCCCTTAAATGACTGACATTAGTTAGCGGTTGGCTTTTCTGGCCACTCGATGTCTGCAGGAGCTGTCACGCTTTGTGGCAGATCACGCAGCGCTTGCCGATATACGGTAAATTCTGCAACTTTGGCTTCGCTCAACGGGCAATCTTTTGTTTGAGTCCAATCAGAGCCCGCAATCAATTTATTGCGCACATTACGAATGTTTGACCATTGCAGCTCTAATACAGCATCATCAATGACACTTTGCGGTACGCCTGCAGCAAGCAACTCACTGCCACTAAAGTTAGTAAACCTTTTTCCATCGAATATTAAAGATATAGACATAACAGTTCCTATGCTAAGCAAATAGAATATTGGTCAATAAGTTGGTCGGTTCACCATCTGCGGCTAAAACAACACCTTGTATTAGCTCGGGCCAAGTATGGGTTTCAGGCAACGTACTAAGCCCAATTTGCAATGCAAATAAGTTAGTATTTATCTTTGCAAGATTATGATTTACAGCTGTTGGCGTAAAGATTAAGTCCGTAGATGATATTGCCAATACATGAATATCGCAGGCATGATTACCGCCCGAAAACAACATTAAATCACCAAGATCAATAACCATCGAGAATACAAATAGACGTGTTGCGTAATTATCAACTCTAGAGAAAAAAGCTGAATTTTCTGTGACATCACTAAAACCATCTTCTAATAAAGCAGTTCTAACAGTTCCAAACTTCAACCTAATTCGGCTCTCTCCATATTCTCTAATCCGTCCGGCTTTACCATCTTTAATAACTTGCTCCAGCACACCACCATTTAGTTGCACAATGATGCTCTTATCCCAAACTGCAATGTCACTGTCCACAATTACGATTTGGTCTGCCACAACATTAATTGTCGTCATACCAAATTCTGGTGACAACTGAATAGCACGAGACAGCGTTTGAACAGCCTTTACGCTGGTTTCACCATCATTACCATCATCACCGCTCACAACATCTAAATATAATGTTTTGCGCAAGTTAGTTGATATAGACTCAACCATTGCCAGATTCAAACGATCCACCACTTCATCCGCTTTAGCGTCAATCTCGCCCATCTTGCCCGCCACTTCCAGCGCTAACGCTTGGCTGGCGGTCGTTTGCGCATTCGAGGCCTGCACAACATTGCTGACCTCATTTAATAGCTCGTCAAGTTGTCCACTCATTTAGCTTCCTCCAGCAAGCGCACGCGCTCACTCAATGTTGTGTTCCAATGGGCATTTTTAACAATGCCTGTGTTGGCGTTAATAATGGCGCTGGCATTTACCAGCACACGGTTCTGTAAGTAGTCAATTTCGTTTGAATAGTCATACATCCACGATTCTGCCGTTACAGGGGTTGGCATGGCATCGGCTATGCCTTTATGCTCCAACACAAAGTTGCGGCTAATGGTGTTACCTTCAAGCGTATCGTCAGTTTTAATTTTTAACGTCACTGGCACATAGGCAAAAGCAATCAAGCTGTTGTCATGCACTAGACCAATCCAGTTAAACTCAAAATTGCCGATTTCAGGCAACAGCATTTGGCTAAAGGTCACCTTATTGTCATCAATAATGCCGTGCTTTAATGGGGCTGAACGATGCACAATATTGGCCGCTGATGGCATAGGCTCGTTTACGGGTTCATCGGTTTTAAAGTCGAGCCCAGGAATAAAGGCAAACACAAACTCATCAACAATAAAGCTTTGTGCATCGCCTACGGCCTGTGCAATGTATTGCTCGCCGTCGCTAGTTAGTCGTGCCATTGCTTTCTCCTTCGCTTATCGTTGAAATGGTTAATGTTTGAAAGTCATGGTTGGCTTCGGTTAGCGCCACACTGTTAACCACAAGCCTGACTGATAAATGGTCGTAACGGCGGCAGGTTCGGCCATAGCTGCGAATTAACTCAGACAATAACGCTTGGTTAGGTGCTATTTCGGTATCGTCAATTTCAATCGATATACGGTCCCAATCAAGCCCCGCTTGGCGCTCTCTAATGCTGGTTACTTCCAACCCAAGGCGGTGCATGATGGCGATAAAGCCTTGCTTGCTGCCTGCGTCTTTTGCGTTAACAAATGCGTAAGCCACTCGCTTGCGATACAACCACAATGGCTCGTCATTAAAACGGGTAATTGAGCGTTCCCATGCCAACAGGTTAAGCACTTCAACCGAGCAGGTTAGCGGGTCTTTTTGCACTAGCACCCGTAAAAACCAACCGCGTACCCGTTGCCAAAAAGCTTGCAGCCCAGTGGTTAACATGGCGGGCTCTTGGGGTTCAGTTGTGGTGGTAATGGTTTCACCATCCATCCACCATGGCGCTTTTATGCTGGGTAACTCTGGGGTTTTATCGCTCATTAAATTGCCCCGCCATTGTTGAGCGTTAGGCTATTAATGCGTGGCAATGTCAGGCCATTAGCTAGATCATCATTTTGCCAACGCAGACTTTTTAGCTGCGGCAACATGGCACTTAATTCGTTACTTAATGTTGAGAACACAAACACGCTTTGGGGGAATGTTCTTGTGAGTGTGGGGTGTTGGTCGGACTCTCGAAATGCTGCACGAATACGCGATTCAAGTTCAACTTGCAGCGCGGTTATTTCATCGGCGTCAAGTTCAGTGCTATGCCAAAATGTCATCACTAAATCAGTGTTGCTGCCTGCAATGGCCATCGCTTGAAGATCATCGCCATGGCCGTGGTAACCTTGGCCGTTAATATAGTGGTTAATGTCGTTAATTAAGGCTTGCGGCGTTTCGCCGACTTCCATCATGACATGGCAATTGGCGGTGCCAGCTCCACGCGGCGCGTCATGTTCAAAATAGAGTAAGTCGCTACGAATGCCGGAAAAAGTAGATATGGCTGCGCGGTAAACAGCATCAATATGATAACTGCCTACTGAGGCAAACTGATCACGTACACGCAGCGCCAGTTCGTCGTCGGTTTCTTTGTCTGCGCCTGCCTTGGTGATCCAATCTCCGACATTACTTACCGATTCAACACCTGCCACAGCTTCGGGCAGCACATAGTAATATCCCTCGCCTAAGTTATAACCCGCACCTGTTGCGGTGGCTTCACATAAAATTGGCTCGCTCAACGAACCTGCGGGGATCACCACATCAGCAATCACTATTAAGTTATAAATAGCACCTAATGCGCTGTCACTTTGCACCACAGTGCCTGCTTTTACCCACACTGCCGCGCTAATGTCTGATTTGGTAAACGTAATATAGCCTTGGGTTTGGGCGGCTAATTTACGCTCTAATCCCACGTCCCACGCTTTAAGTTCTAAATATAATTCAGTGGCTGTGGCAGCAAACATGGCGGGCAACACATGGTTAGCCAATAGGGTTTTAATCAGCCATAGCACAGGGGTGACCACGCACGCTGAAAACAAGTTCCAAAAGGGTGACATGGCACTGTTGTTACTGATAATAGAATTTGCAGCCGTTACATCGGCCTCTAACAACGCAGTCACGGCCGTGGCCGTTAATGGCACGCCATCGCTTTCTAATACGCTTTCAAAATCAACTTGGGGGCGTGACATGTTAAACCTCTGTGGTTATTACGCCAAAATCATAGGTAGTGGCGGTGATCGTAATAAGTTCAGCGGCGGTTGTATCGAGTTCGATAGTCCCTGGCACTAAACGAGTATCGGTTTCAATTAAGAGCTCTATTTCGGTGTACACATCACTGCGCAATGTGGCGCTACGCTGGGCCAGCAATTTAGTCACTAGACCTGATTCCATCAGCAAGTGCTTTATGTCTTGCGCAATGCTCGAGCGGGTATCGGTTAACTGCGGCTGCGCACCAACATCAATTGATAACGCACCCTCTACAATCAGCAAGTCGCTGTACTGGGCAAGTTCACTCATCCGGTCATTAACTCCCGTTGTTCTGCAACTTCAGCAAGGCTAAAGTTTTTCGGTGGGTTTTTAATAATCACATCACCAAAGGTTAACGTTTTGCTGTTTGATTGCGTGGCTACGCGGTTGGCCTTAGCACTCATTGCCGCTTGCTGGTTAAATTGCGGTTTAATGGTGTTTGCCATGGGCTCATTAATCACCGGCTTAACGTCAAGTTGCTGAGTTAATGCGTCAGGCTTTAACGGCGTGGGTAAATATTGTTGCTGCGCGGTAATTGCTGGAGGTGTTACTGACTGCAAGCTAGGTGGCACAGCGCCCGCATTCAACCAAGGGCCATTCATTGGTGCCGCGATCCTTCCATCATTGGCAGCACTTTGCTGCATCCACGTTGGCACCGCTTGTTGATTGTGGTTTTTAAGCACATCGGGAATGGTCGATTGCAACGCTACTTGGTCAACATCGGCCATAATCGGTGTGACATCGATATCAATACCTGGCAGCATATTTAACTTGTCGGCTATCCAGCCCCAAGTCTCGGCAAATGTCGCTTTAATGCCATCCCACATCGATGAGAAGAAACTACCGATATCGACAGCTTTACCGACCAAATGCTGCACCCAAGCATCGTTAGTAAACCAACTGATTAAGCCATTCCAAGCAGTACTGACAGCCTCAAATGCCCAAGTAAAGCCATCAACAATGCCTGTCACCGCCCAATTAACGATGCTAACTAACCCGCCAATTCCATAAGCAATGACACCAAAGACTGCCGCCCATACTCCGCCCATGATTTTGAGGTTAAACACCACAACATCGAGTAAAAAGTTCGCCAGGGGTTTTAGCGCGCTAAACACGGTGGCAACGATACTAAAAAAGCCACCAAACACGCTCATTACAATACCGCCTAGGGTTTTAAGTAACCCAGCAATGGCGTCAACCGCAAACAAAATCGACTCACCCCATGCGGTGCCTACCATCATGGCGCGAAGATCATCAAAGTAGTAAACGGCTAAGCCAACCACGCCAATCAGTGCAGCAATACCTGCGACCACTAAGCCTACAGGGTTGGCATACATGGCAATATTCACTGCTAACATCATGCCTCGCAGTGATGCCATACCCGAAGTAAGTACCGCATTAATGCCCGCCCATGCCATTGCTGCCACGCCGTAGGTGGTCATGGCCATTTTGCCCACGCCCATCATCACAGTGAATGCACCACCTGCTGCGACTAAACCAAGAATGGCAATTGCGCCATAGCCGAGCACGCGAGTTAAGTTAGGAAATGTTTGGGTAAACCACAGTACATCTTTGCCCATGTCAGCAATCCAGCCAACAAACTGATTAAAGGCAGGCAACACCGCCGAGCCGAACGCGGCGCGAATAACGAACCAGCTTTGGGTTAGCCGTTCGCTTTGGTCGGTCATAGCTGCGGCCATCTTTTCAGCTTGGCCCATGCCTTTTACATCACCGAGTTTATTGATAGAACCCGCTAAACCATCAATGTTCCCCATTAATAATTTAACGGTGGCAACCGCCTCTTGTGAGCCAAAGGCTTTAGCCAGTGCATCACCTTCGGCAACGTCTAGTGTTTCGCCGTACTTACCTTTAATCTTGTTAAGAATATCCACCATGGGCAGCATGGTGCCTTGGGCGTCAGTAAACTGCAGGTTTAACCCTTCTTGCGCTTTACCCACTCCCGCTAAAAACGCTTTGTATTTTGTGCCTGCTTCGCTGCCTGACATAGTGGCTTGTAAGGTGCCGAGAATCGCCATCTGCTCATGCATGCCAATGCCAGCACTTTGCGCTTCCGCGCCAATGGCCGTAAAGGCGCTCGACATTTCTGCGCCCGTGGTTTTGAACGCCTGCACAGCTGTGGCCGTCATGCCTGTGACTTGGCTAACCCAGTCACTTTTACCCATGGCATTAGCATCATTTTTAAAGATACCGTACATGGTGCCCATGTAGTTGGTAATGGTGGCGGCATCGGCCTTGGTCGCGGCGGCAAGTACGTTTGAAGCGAGGGTGAATTGCGAAAGATCCGAGTCATTCAGCCCTTCAATCGCTGATTGAATGTCATAGCTTGAGCCCACAAAGTCAGTGGCAGATTTGCCATACTTAAGCGCATATTCGTAACTAGTATCGGTTAATTGCTTAAGGGCCGATTGGCGCACCCCAAGTGATTTAACCTCGCCTAATGCGCGGTCCATTTCAATGGCGGGCATTAATGCGCTTTGCAGTGCATAACCACTGGCAGCAATACCTGCAATACCCGTGGCCATTTGCATGGTTCCGGCTTGGTAGTTAGACGCGAGCCCACTAAATTGTTGGGTAATTTTGGCAATAGGTTTAGTGATCTGGTCAACTAAACCCACGGTAAACATCAGTGGTTTTGGTAAGCTCATTAGTGATCACTCTCCCCTATGTTACTCATTCTATTTGCCGCCAAAAGCCTTATTTACACCGTTTGCTGTGACCACCTCTAGGCTTTCAAAGTGGTTTTTGTGTAGCCACAGCGCACGGGCAATTGACTGTTCAGTGTCATCTTCATGGGGCAACTGTTGCCGCCGTATTGCTAACATTTGTTCAAACTGGTTATTGTCAATTGACTCAACCAGCGCCTTTATTTTTTTACGGCAATGTCCAGCTCTGGCGCGAACTCACCTTTCAGAGCACCTGCAATTTGCACCTCGGCACCCGGTGATGCATCAAGCAAGGTTTTCAAATCGTCTTTTTGGGTTTTATCAATTGAGCGCATGGCAAAGTTATGCGATGCACCGCAGACTGAACCGCCACGCGATACGCTATCAATAAAATCTGAATGGTCATTGGCGGTTACGTTAAAAATAAAGTCGGTGTTACCAATGGTTAAAGTCACTGTCTTTTTCATGCTGTTTGTCCCTTTGATGTTGTTTTATCTGTTTCAACAACGCCTGATTTCAAGCGCTGTTGTTCAAGTTCTTTTTGCGCTACTTCAATGTTGATGAGGTGCAGCGCCTTATCGCGTTGATCGCGTCTTGCTTGATACAGCCAGTTAATAGCAAATGTCAGCAGTGCAATAAAAATACCGAGTAAAATAGCTAATTCGTTTAAGGCTAAAGCACCACCGCCTACACTAAAAAGTGATGATGAGTAACTGGCAACACTGAACGATTTCTGAGTGCTGATATCGCTAATGTGGCTTATCGTGTTGCTCATCTCGTTTGTCCTTAATCCAGTCATTCATCGCTTTCCAATCCACATTGCAGCGCGCTAATTCGGCTATCAAAGCCTGTGAGTAATAATATAAATCTAAGTTTGTACTGCCTTGATATTCAGCCACTCGACAAAAACTGTTCAGTTCCGTTGGCGGTAATACATACTTTGTCTTGTTGATGGTCACTGTTCGCACAATAGGCGGTGTGCTTGAGCAGCCGGTTAAGCTCGCTAGGCACAGCACTATTAGCCCAATTGTTAATTGCTTCATCATTTGCGGCTCCAAGTATTAGGTTGGTGTCTTCAAGCGTTACCGCTGCGGCTCTGTCCACCTGTCCACGTTCATGCTCACGTTGGCTGATAATTGAAACGGTAAATGCAGCATCAATGAGCAACTTTGCTTTTTCTTGTTCTGCAATAATTAAGTCAGCAGTTACACCGTCTAAATCACTTTGCAGTAACGCTAATGACGCTTGCGCGTTCGACAGCTTAGTTTTAGTTGTGGTTAGCGCTGAACGGGTTGATGCCAAGCTAATGCCTGCAACAACTAAGCAAAAAAGCAGGGTGGCAATAATCACCATGCTGATATTGTCTTTAATCGTTTGAAACATTCACAATCTCCTTTAAACACAATTGGCGCTCAGACTCACGACGGTTTACCAAGCCCTGCAGCTTTTTACCTTTGGCATAAATCCAGCGGCTTAATTGATTACATGCACCGACTCTGTCACCCGCGATCAATTTTTTACGTAATGTCGAGCGGCTAAAGTTATTAGCACCAACGTTATAAATGAAACTCAAATAAGCAGCGTGTTCACTTGGTGTGATATCAGCAGGAACCATGCTCAACAACTGCTTGTTATAGACTTCTAAATCACTGGCCAACATTGCCAAACATTGTTGTTGAGTGTACGTTTGCCCCAGTTCAACATCCGCGCCCGTCTTACCAAAGCAAGCGGTAACAATGCCAACAGGATCAACATAAGAACCTAAAATCAGTCCCTCTTGCTGTGCAACCATCGCACCACCTGTAAGCAATGCACCTGACAAACCAATCGACACTAACAATGGTTTAAATTTACTCATCGCTTTTTCTCGCTTAAGGTTTGGCAAGCAATGCAAAGTTGCACACCTGGTACCGCTTGCTGTCTTGCTTGGCTAATATCGTCACCGCATTCAATACAGTGACTTGCGCTGGGCGCTGCAGGTTTAGCATTTAGGCGGCAAGCATTCGCTCTGGCCTCTGCTCGCGCTTCGTGTCTTACTGCTAAATCTGCATCATCCATTGGCTAATCCTTATTGAACGATGTGTTCAATTTCATCAGGGCGCAGGTACGGCACGCCGTTGATATGTACAAAATCAGGGCTAGTGACATCAAACGGAATTTTAAACAGGCTAGCGCTACCGCCCTTTGGATCGATATCGAGCAGATCACTTAACTTGATTCGGCACCCAAAACACTCAACCTTCATTTCGTCTTGTGACGTCTTGGCGTAAAACTGAAAGTCAAAGTTTTCCATTGCACGCCACGCACCCGCAGCTTTGGCTTGTTGGCTGATGAGGGCAAAGTTAGCCGCGTTAACAGTGATTTCACCGTTTGCGGCAACATCGCCATCAACGGCCCCATCGGGCACTCCGCCCGTTTGTGACACGCCACTGTTATCAGTGATAGTCACCGAGGCACTATCGACCTGCACTTGGGTATCACCCATGTGTATTCTAAAATTCATTCCGGATAAACGCATGTTGCTTGCTCCTCAGATACGTTGCGTGAGTCTTAGTGCTTAAAGCACGCTAAGATCCAACATAATATTTACGGTGATTGATTTAGGGCTGTTATATGGGCGTACGACCATGGCAATAGTCACCTTGGTTTTGCTTATCCATACAATGGCAATATCGCCATCACGCGGCGGCGTAATATCACCCGGGAACGGCACCCCATTAACGGTGGTGGTTTTGCTCATGGCGCGCAGTGGCTTCATAAAGTAGCTTTTATGCAGCTCAATGCTGGCAGGGCTAGAGTTCAGTATGCGGTTAGCGACACGTAAGATGGCGCGAACGCGCACTTCGCGACTGGCTTTGTGGACCACGCGCAGATTTTCAATCACTTGATAGTCACCGCCCACCACATCTAACGTTGAGCCGTCACCCCAGTAAACACCCGCTACATCGGGGTACCACTGCGGCACACTCAAACGCACTTTGGCTAAGGTGTTAAGCGTGGCCAGCGACAACGGTGTGCTAGCCGAATCAACCGGCATAGCACCAAGGCCAGCAAGCGCACCCGTAGCAACACGCATCGGTGAATCAGCAATACTCACACTGCGATTACATAAGCGGCCAGCAAGCACACCCACGTTATTACCGTTAAGTTGTGGCACTGGCACCGCTAATGGCAGCGCTAGGCCTGCAACCAGGGTGGTAAGTTTGGCTTCATACTGCGACCATGTTTCACTGCTGTCGTCGATACCTGGCAATGCAACAATGACACTGCACCAACGGCCATGTGAGCCTTGCAGTGCCAGAACTAAATCTGATGCAGCGCTAATCGCAGCTGCAGTGGTTTGCACATCACAAACCACCAAGGTTTCAAAGCTCTGCACCTCGTTGGCATTGCTAACAGCAGTGTCGAGGGTTTCATCAGCGGCTAGCGGATACGCTGCCGCCGTCCAGTTTTGGCCTGCATTAAGCTGCGCAGCAATCAGTTGTTCACGTAAATGGCTATCAGCAAACATCGATTCAAGATCGCTTTGGGCAGTAAGTGAAAATAGCTGAGTCGCTTCGTCAGCGTGTCCCGCTAAACCTGCAAACAAAAAGTGGCGTTCGACGCCGTCGACCTCACCCTGTGCTTGGTTTTGGTTGTTTACGGTAACGGTACCTAGTGACATGGGGTTATCCTCTTGTTTGACGTAATAGTTTGGCTAATTCGGTTTGCACATTGGCAGACGTATCGCCTAAAAATGGGCGCGGTGATACTTGAATATCCCAGCTTGATTCCGCTTTGGAGTTGCGCAATGTGCGCAGCACTAACCCCGCTTGGCCAAGGGTCATCTTGTCCATAATCTCGGTGATAGTTGCGCGGCGGTAACGGTTACCTTTTCCTTTACGGGTTTTATAACCTGCCCTTGCCAGTGCTTTAGCTTGGCGGCGAGTGCACGGCCCTTGGTAATCAGGGACGCCATTGCGTTTTTTAGCTTGTTTTGCGGTATATTTTTCAATACCACCCTGTTGCTGAAAAGCAGCTACTCGACCTGTTTGTGGCGACTGATGCTTAAGCTCTAAGCGGTTAGCACTTTTGACATAGGGCTCTAATCGACGGGCCATCTTTTTAAGCATTTTGGCTTTACGGCCATCGGCACGTGCTGCAAATTTATGCCCGTTCACCGAGCTTTGGCTGCTAATGCGTTTGCGTGCTTTAGCGCGCTCAAAACGACCTAGCGTTTTTAAAATACGCACCCGCTTATTAGCAGGTAATGCCAATAGGGTTAATTGGTCTTTTACCGTTAATGCATTACGGCTGTTGGGTGTGATGGTTAAGCCGCTCATGCGTCACCCGCCATCGATACGTGGGTTTCAATACTGTCAGCAATGTTGAGCGGCACCAGCGACACGCGGTAACGGCCACCGTTAAATTGCACGGGTCCCGTTTCGTCGGCTATCAGCTCAATATCATCAATCAGTTCAACCTCAATCAATACAGTGGTGGTGTCTTTGCTTTCCATATCAATATCGATATCAGGATCCGCTAAATCGTAAACATCACGGGGCCAGTCACTATCAAGCAGGTAAGCCGCCACCATGGCGAGTAAGTTGTACGGGTTGATTTTGCGGTGCGGAAACTTTTCAAGTGCTATCACTGCGCTGTGCTTCCACTTCGCGACCTCATAACCGCCAGCACCTTTATCTTCACCGCTTAGTATTAACGTGCCGCGTTCTTGCCAAGCATCAATATTGTTGGCTTTAATCACAGGTGACAGGCTAGCGAGTAAAAACTCGGTTAACTGCTGCAGCTGCGTCTTTGTTTGTGGCGTGCTTTGTGAGCTAGTTTGCGCGGTCATATTGAATGCACTCCCGCGCGGCCAAGGCCAAGCAGCAAGCGAACACTGCGATTAGATTGCGCTAGCATCACATCTTGTTGGTCTGGGCTGTCAGCTTTGTTATTACCGGCTTCTTTTTGATCAACCGCAGAAAAATAGCCCAACAAGTCGGCATGAGAGCGGGCATAAATAGCCGCGCGGTAAATGCTAACTTGCTGCTCACTGAAATCAGGAACCAGACTGGCGTCTAGGGCAAAAGGGACATCCTTGTCGGGCGCTGCAAAGTTATGTAAATGCGGGTAACCCCATGGCGTAACGAGGCGGTGAAGCTGTTGAGGTGCCATGTAGTCAATAATTTGCTGCTGCACTTCGGCAACACTGCGGTTAAGTGAGTCGGCAAGCACGGCTTCTGCAAAGGTTTCAGGTATGCGCCGGTGATCGCGAAACTCCAGCGTTGACAGCGCAGGCCAGCCAGAATCGGCATCAATAGCGATACTGTCTTGTGCTGCTGCTTCAAATCCGAATCCGCTCATGCTGTTCTCTCAAGTGCCGTTTGGCTGTTAATCACAACTGATAAATTAGGTTCAGTGCAGTTGGCGTCACAGTGGTTTTTTAGCGGTCGCCCGTTAAAACACTCAGCCAGTGCACTGGAGGGTTGGGAGTCGGTCCCTTGCGTTAAGTGCCTTGCTCTTGAGAGCCATAGGCTTCTAACGCACGTATTCTCATTTCAATTTTGTTGCGTACCGTTTTTACCTGGGCATGCTTATGCAAGCTGGCGGCTTTTTCGAGCAAAGTATCAGCCTGCTGCAAGCGATCAATGTCGCCCACTTGCGTTGGCTTAATGTCGCCATTGGTGGTGCGCAGTAACGCCAAACCCGCGAATTTGTAATACTTAGCCGTGATTTGTTCAGATAATTTCCAGTCGTTAATAACGCGGCTAAACACCTGGCTAAAATAGGGCTCAATGCTGTGGCCGTTTTCCGCTTGCACTTCTGCCCAGTCAAATACAGCATCGCTAATAAAGCCTGCCCATTGGCGGCGAATGGCGCGTGCCATAGGTTGCTGTAACTCAATGGCTTTGAGGCCGAGTTCGATGCCTTGGGCGAGATCATCAATGTCAAACAGCCAAATAATGCAGTAAGCAAAAATAGGGTTATCATCAACTTTGTCCTTTTCAATTGCTGCTAAATACTCAGTGACAATGGGTAACCATTTCGGCAATAACACATCACGTTTATGAGCGACTTTATCCGCCCGCCTTGCAAAAACTTTGAGACGTTTTAAATCGGCCTCTAACGCGACTAGCTGCAAATGCAGACTCGGCGCATGCTGCGCGTCACCCGTTAAGCTGACTTGTTCGAGTTGCTTTTGGCTTTGTCGTTCTTCGCGCCAGGCGAGGATTTTGGCGCCGCCGACGGCTTTTTTAATTCGGTGGTCGCTTCTTTAAGGTCAGCTGTGACATTGGCAATATCATCTGCGCTGTAAGCCAAATCGCTGGAGGCTTCGCTAACATCACTTGCTGCTGTATCGATGGTTTCAGCGGCTTGGTTGACGTTATCAGTCGCGAGCTCCACGTTTTCAGCAGCAGCGTTAACACTGTCAGCGCTATCGCTAAGCTCGGTATTGATTTCACTAATGTCAGTAATTTGGCCCTCGCTATCAGTGGTCACTTCTGCCATGACGCTTTTGTCTTCACCCGCGGCAAGATCTACGTGCATTTCAACAAATCGGGCTTTTTGCTCAACAGCAATATGTGCCTTTTCGATAGCTTCGGATTCTTCGCAGCCGAGCAGTTTGGCCAGTAGCGTTAGTGCCTTAACTTCTTTGGCTTCTTCTGCTAGCCCAGTTAATGTATTCACTAAATTAATGCCAGTTTTAGCAACTGTTTCTGCAAACTGTTTTCTGCTGGCTTGCTTAGCTTTATCAGCTGCGCGGCGTTTTTTAAAATTGGCAATAGCACTCATAGCAATGTCCCTGTGAATTCTGGTTCTAATGTAAAAAGGTCAAACGGCAAAGAGGGTTCAGGCACTCAGTGAGTGCCTGACAGTGGCTAGCCCTTAAGGCTGTGCACCAATCGTCATTAACGCTTCGTCAACCGAGGCATACGCTTCATATTCTTCAATCGCATAACCTTCGTTTCGCCAGTACTTATCTTCATGCTGTTTGCGGTCTTCGCTGTTTTCAGCCTTACGTGAAGAGGTATTTTTCTGGGTGTAAAGATGCAAGTTAGAAAGCGGCGTAACCACGATGCGTTTGCCAGGGAAGAACGGTGGTGTGTAGGCTTTCAAACCGCCAATTCCCTTATCCATTTGCTGGGCAGCTACTTTTTCAGTGGGTTTGTCAGCAAGATTCATCATCTTGATTTGCGCGGCAGCGATTAAGTCACTGCCAACCAACACAACTAAGCGCGGGTCGTTTCGTATTGATGGATGAATAAGTGATAAGCGCAGGTCAGTCACAATCGCATCGAGTGTTTTATACTCGTTTGATTTTAAGGCTTGAACGTCAGCATCAGGGTTGAAGTAAATCATTTCACCCATTACTTGGTCAGGTGCGTTTTCTTTAACTAACTGCTGCCAACCTTTGTTAACGTCTTCGCCGTTAGGGTTTGCATCTGGGTCGGTGTCACCAACAGCAATTGATGTACCATTGAAACCAATGCGGATCATATCAAGTGCAAATCGCTTGGTAGCATTGTCTTTCATTAATGTTAAAAACTGCTTTGGGTTACCGCTGTTTGCCCAAGTTGAAAGTAGATTCCACTTTAACGCTGCAACCGAATCTGTTTCAGTAAGTGCGAAAGTCGAAGCTTGAATGCTTTGACCGCTACTAAATCGACCATCTGCTTTTCGACCAGTGGCAATACCATAGTCACCCACTTTAACCACTTGGCCTTGCAGTTGATCAACTTGTAGCGTGGTGATCATGCCTAAAAAATCAACTGACTCTAGTAATGCACCGCGCAGCTTAATTTCAAGTGGTGCACTGACATTAAATTGTTTAGTTGCATCTGCTACGCCATAGGCTTTTGCTATTCCCGCTGAATAACTCGGTAGCAATTTCGCGGCTTCGGCGTTTAATACTTGCATTTGACTCATAGTGCTGTTTTCCCGTTCTGAGATCCGTTAAGGCGTTTGTTGCGCGCCAAGTTAAATAAAGCTGATGCTGTCACCCAAGCCAGCAGGATCAGGCTCTTGCCCGCCTTGCTCAACGCTTAACGCTGTGAACTGGGTTTCCATACCTTCAACTTTATTGGTCAATCCGGTGATCAAGTCACTCAAGGTGCCAAACTGTTTAGTTATGTCAGCGTTAACCACTTCAGGTGTTACCGTCGCACCTGGTGCAGATTCTTCTTCTGCTGGTGCTACCGCGCTAAACTTTTCAATTTTTGTTTCGATGTCACCAATACGGGCACCAAAGGTTTCAAGCTGGCCAGTCAAAAGGGCAAATTGTTCTTTGTTCATGGGTTCTTCCTCAGAAGTGTCGGGTGCCTGATGCGGCGAGTTAGATGTAAAGAATTTTCTCAAAAGGCTGTAGAGGTGCTTTTCTTGCTTTGGCTCTTCGTCACTCTTATCAGCTGCATAGCTAATAACCAACTGCTCAGGCGCACCATATTGGTGAGTGTCAAAACGTTCTTTAGTGGCAAACTTAAGGCGCTCTGTACCCAGACTTGCGGGTTCATCGGTAACGCCAAGACCTGTAAGGTAGGCTTTACCTGATTTTGCAAAATCAGGATCAACTTCAATAGAGGTAAATACTTTCTGGTCTTGCTCGTTGGCCTGCACTAGCTGCGCATTCGGGCTTAATCGGCCAAATAGTACTAATTTTTTATCGTCATTTTCTTCGGTTTTAACCTCTAACACATCACCCCAAGCGCCATACCAACGGCGATGTTCAGGCCAAATGCGGGCACTATAGGTTTCTACGTTATAAGTTTCAGCAATGTCGACTAACCACTGGCGTTCAATAGGGACATTACGAAATGTATTTCCCTCTGTAGCAATGCGTACCCAGTCTGTTTTTAATTGGCTCATGACATTTTCCGCGTAATGATAAAAAGAAAATTGAGATTAGGACTGCAGCATAGCCAGATGGAATGGCGCTGACACTTGGTTTCATTCTGAGCAATTCGGATCTAGGTCGTTATCCGAATCTAGCCGAACAAAAGTCCGTTATAGGCTTGGAATAGTTGAATACACTGCAGAAAGTTTTCATTTATACGAGTGCACTTTTAGCCCTATGGCTTATTCTCCCGAACTACGCGAGGCCGCAAAAAGGCTCTATTTAAGACGCTGGACGCCAGATGAAATACGCTGCGAACTTAACTTGCCTAACACGCGGGTGATTTACTTTTGGGCAGAGAAATACAGCTGGCGCGATATGCTGCGCGAAGAGGAAGTTGACGAGGCCATTGCACGGCGCATTGTGATGCTGACTGACATTCAAGATAAGTCAGGTGGGCAGATTAAAGAACTCGACATGCTGATTGAAAAGCATGTAAAGCTGAAAAAGCAGCGCATGATCAGTGAGGGGCATTCGTTCGGACCTAATGCTAATAACAGTGCTAAAAGCAATAAAGGCAGTAAGAACAATAAAGGTGGCGATCAGCAAAATGATTCAGCACCAAGTCAGCGTAAAGGCCGTAAACGTAAGAATGACGTTAGCCATTTAACTGCAGAGGACTTTGCCGCTTGGTTCGCCTCTTTATTTGAATATCAAAAAGTGATGCACGAAAACCTGCATCGGCGTATTCGTAACATTCTTAAATCTCGCCAAATTGGTGCTACCTATTACTTTGCAGGTGAAGCATTCGAGCAAGCAGTATTAACCGGGGATCCGCAAATATTCTTGTCGGCTTCTCGCAGTCAAGCTGAAGTGTTCCGCACCTACATTGTGCAAATAGCGCAGCAGTTTTTTGAAATTGAATTAACCGGTAACCCCATCGTATTGCACACCGCCCATGGTGATGCAGAGCTGCGGTTTTTAAGTACTAACAGCAAAACCGCCCAGAGTTACCACGGCCATGTGTATGTCGATGAGTACTTTTGGATTGGTAAGTTTGATGTGCTCAACAAACTGGCCTCTGCCATGGCCACCCATAAGAACTGGCGCAAAACCTACTTTTCAACCCCATCAACCAAAGCCCACCCTGCTTATTCATTTTGGACTGGTGATCACTGGCGACAAGGCAGAGCTGAGCGCGAAACCGTAGAGTTTCCCACCTTTTTAGAGATGCGCGACCGTGGCCGAATATGCCCAGATAAACAGTGGCGTTACATCGTCACCATTGAAGACGCCCTTGCGGGTGGCTGTGAGCTGTTCGACATCGAGGAGCTGCGCGACGAATACAACGCCGATGATTTTAATAACCTGTTTATGTGCATCTTTGTTGATGATGCCGACAGCGTATTTAAATTCAGCGACCTTGAAAAGTGCATGGTTGATGCTGCCCGCTGGCAAGATCACAAACCTAAAAATGCACGGCCGTTTGCGAACCGTGAAGTGTGGCTTGGCTACGACCCATCACGAACCCGCGACAATGCTGCATTAGTGGTGGTGGCACCAGGTGAAAAGAAAGGCGAAAAATTCAGAGTACTTGAAAAACACTATTGGCGTGGCTTGAACTTTTCTTACCATGTCAGTGAGATCCAAAAAATCTATGCCCGCTATAACGTCACCTATATTGGCGTTGACACCACCGGCATTGGTGCTGGGGTATTCGACTCGATTGCAACACTGTACCCACGTGAAGCCACCGCCATTCATTACAGCGTATCGAGTAAAAGCCGCTTAGTACTCAAAATGATTGATGTGATTGAGGGCGGTCGCCTTGAATGGGACGCCTCACACAAAGACATTGCCATGAGCTGTTTATCTATCCGCCGCACAGTCACCGAGTCGGGTGGCGCTATTACCTTTAAAGCCAGCCGCGACAACACCACGGGCCACGCTGATGTGTTTTTTGCCATCAGCCATGCCGTTATTAATGAACCGTTAAACCACGCACATCAAAGGACATCCACATGGTCGATGCAACACTAACTGCCGCCAACGACGAAACACACATTGATGCCGAAGCAAAGTCGCCAGTGGTGTTCAGTTTGCCCGAAACCGTGATGCCAAATATGTGGCTCACTGATTACGACTCACTGTATTACAACGACAGTGACGGCTACTGGGAACCGCCCGTTGATAGACATTTACTGGCCAACTTAACCCGCCGTAATGCACAACATGGCGGCATAGTGCAAAGCCGCGCCAATATGGCGGCAAGCCGTTTCACCTCTGGCGGAATGAGTGCCCAGCAGGTAACTGCAACCTTTTTAAATTTAGTAAAATTTGGTGATGTGGCACTGCTTAAAGTCCGTAATGGATTTAGGCAAGTGGTGCGTTTGTTCCCGCTGCCCAGCTACCGCACCCGTGTCGCTGGCGATGGTGGCGCCGTGGTGCTTGAGCGTGACAGCAATGTAAAACACTACAAAGCCAAAGACATTATTTGGGTGCGCCAATATGATGATGTGCAACAAATTTATGGTTGCCCCGATTACCTCGGCGGATTACAAGCTGCGCTGCTCGGTGAAGATGCGACTATGTTTCGCCGTAAATACTTTATTAACGGCGCGCACATGGGCTTTATTATGTACGCCACAGACCCTAACCTAGACCCAAATGTTGAAAAGGATTTGCAGGATAAAATCCAAAACAGTAAAGGCGTGGGTAATTTCAAATCATTATTTGTGAATATCCCCAATGGTAAAGAAAAGGGACTGCAGATCATCCCTGTCGGTAACTTTGAATCAAAGGATGAATTTGGCAATGTTAAAACGGTCAGTTCGCAAGATGTGTTTAACGCCCATCGTTTCCCACCCGGCCTTGGTGGCATGGTCCCTATTAACACGGCAGGCTTTGGCGACCCTGAAAAATACGAAGTGGTTTATTTTAAAAGTGAAACCAAACTACTGATTAATATTCTGGTCGATGCCGTGGCCCGTGATGCTGAGGTGGGTGATAAGTTGCAGTTGGTGTTTGATTTGGAGTGAATAAATATGAAGGCTACTCATTGTAGCCTTTATCACAAACTCAAATTCTAAAAAGATTTCTTACTCCTAAACCTATTAAAAACAAAAAAACAAAAGAGAAAAAACCATGAGACATCATTAGTAAATTAAAATATTCTGGCAGCAAAGAACCACTAAATAAATTTTCTATACTATGTACTCTTACATCTTTACTTATAGCAATAAATGGTAAAGTGTTAGCGGTAACAAGTTCGATAGAGCAGCCTAAGTTCGGCCATGTAAGGCCACTAGTAAAAACTATGATTGAGCTAGTAGAAAACATTAACAAAATCAAAAAAGCTAAAGGTCTAAAAATACTCTGACCATAATTACTGGTTATTGAAAATATCATATCTAAAATAGATCTAAAAAAACCAAAGCTATTCCATCTTTTCGCCCTCATTTCATCGGCATTAAATCTTAGGGCGGATTGATGATCTTTATTTATTTCAGAAATTTCTTTTAAGCGTCTAATCCTAGAAGCATCATTTTTATCTGTGGATCTCTTAATCCAATCACCACTCCGTTGCAATTTGAAATACACATCATTTAGAGACAAGTGACTTGATGTTTTAGAGCTAGTTAGATCAGGAATGCAATTATCCCAATCGTGTATTTGAAGAGACTTTTCAAATATTGAAGCATTTAACCCGATCAAACATTGCTTGTTACTGTACAACTGACTGAATTCCACACTCGACTTAAAATGAACATTTGAGAAATCAACCGTACTTGAATTCATCTTTAAATTCATAAATTCAGCACGACCATCACCAAATGTTGAATCACAAAAACTTATGTATGAACCATTTACACTTAAATTCTCCAATGAAAAAATACCATCTCCGAATATAGCATTGTCAGATAGTAATGGGCCGTTCTTTAAATCAATAAATGACAACATTATATTACCACGTTCAAATGTTGAGTAGGATAAATCAAGCCCAAAATAACAGTCGATATGACTTAATTCAAAATCACCTTTACCAAAATCAACCTCAGTAAAATCAACTTCTCCATTAAACACACAGTCTCTAATATAAACGCCACCACAACCAAATATCGCATGATTAAAATTTAGATTATTAGTAACTTTGTTACTTTCAAATAAGAAATCACCACCACCAAAATTAGCGTTTTTAAACGAAATGTTATTAGAGTTAGAAATATCTTCAAAGACAATATTTCCAGTGTCAAAATTAGCATTCACAAATGTTACAGATGAATTCGTAAACTCTGTATTCCGAAAACTGACATCACCTTCGTCAAATGAAGCACCATCAAAACAAACCTTTAAACCTAAAAATTTAGTGTTATTGAAGCTGACTTCTCCCTTATCAAATACAGCTAAAGAAAAGCAAGCATCTTCATGAAAAACTGTACCATTAAAACTTACTTCCCCCTTAGGGAAATGTGCTCCATCAAAGCAAGCAACGCCATAAAATATGGCATCAATGAATGATAATTTAGCACTATAGAAAAGTGACCCGTTAAATAAAGTTTTCCCTTTGGGAAATATAAAACCGTCAAAAGATATAACTTTACTGTCTAGATTTAATTCGTCAGCTGAAAAGTCCATGTAACTAAAATCGACGGTAGCATCAATGTTACTTTCTACCCAATTGTTCCAAACATCCTTGCCTTTCAACCACAAGTCAAAAGCAGGCTTACCACCTAAAACGGCAGCAGAATCTAGAGCCGCATCCTGCATAAAACATCCTTAAGTCTCAAATTCTGTTAGTTATACTACATGTTAATTGCATAAGCAGCACCTTTACTTATACTTACAACCACTGTTTAAAAAAACAGTACAATAGCGTAAGCTAAACAGAATTTGAACAATTAGGAAGTTACAATGCGGGTTCTTTGTCCAGGCTGTGGTGAGGTTGCGATTATTGGTAAAACAAATCGGCTGAGTCTAGCCCATGCCGATCTGTATTGTTCATGCTCTGACCCTGAGTGCGGCCACACGTTTGTGACCAATTTAAGCTTTAGTCACACCTTAAGCCCTAGCGTTCGAACATCAAGCGCTATTGTGTCAGAGCTGGCGCGTGCGCTTTCACCGACTCAACGCCAGCAGCTGCAGCAGGAATTGAACCTGTTATAATTAAATCCGTATTTTGATGTTTATAGTCCGCTAATACGCCAGCCATAAGCGCATGACACAAGTCTTTATCAACCTCTGTACTTAGCGTGGCATACAATCCACATAACATATCCATTTTCTCGTATAGCATAGACTCATCAGTCATAATTTAATTTTCCGTAATCGGCACACCAACTGCGGTGCCTAATCTATTATCCACATATAAAAATTCGCGCAACCAGCTGCTGTGCTATTTGAAAAAGCTGAGTAAACACGTTTTGAAAAACGCGCAACTAAGTTTTCATTGAAAACTACTTAACCATATAAATTTCTGTTCGCAAGCTTATGACATCAGATAGCTTTCAATATTGCTGGTCGTTGTGCGTTTAAATACATTTACAAAACACGTTTATGTCAACGACAAAAACACCACCATATCAGTAACTTACTTCGAATCGCAGTTAATTTAAATACTAAGTAATTGTTGTAAATCATTAATGTTTCTAAAAATAAAATGAAACCCACACCACTTAACTAGTATGGGTTTTACTGTTTTTGGAATTTGTATATTTATTCCTGCCGCGCGGCGGCGCGTTGTTTGACTAAACCATTGAGCACTGTGCGGCACTGTTCGCGCTCAACCTCTGGTAAACGTGCAAGCCATTGCTTTATGCCGTCACGATTACATTGCTTCAATTTTGTATTACAACGCTGAAAACGAGCGAGACAATCAGCTTTATCAATGTTTAACGCGTTAAGGTGCTGGCGTTCGCGGGCAGTCATTAAATTAGAAAGGTTCATTTTCGTCCTCACTATCTTGTTCAGGTTTTTTAGTGTCGCGATAACTAAACGGGCTGGCCCATTGCTCGGCTTTTTGGGTGTCGATTACCTCTTGTAGCTGCTCAAGCGCACGCATGGCCATATCGGGTGCTTTGGTGCTTATCCAGTTTTCAACATCGGCTCCGGTATCCAGCAATCGCCACGCCTGTTCGCGCAGCTGCGCATCAATCACGCGTAAGCGTTGACGCTCAATAGCATCAAACTGACAATCTAATGCGCTATCGCTCCAATCGTTGTCAGCATGGTGCCCGCTGGGCAACTGTTTACTGACAATCAACATGCCATCACGCAAGCGCACATATTTATGAGCATCACTATCGACGGGATCAACAACATCAATAACTGCCCCAGCACGCAGGCGTTTAAGTGAATCGGCATCGAGCCCCAATTTCTTGGCCTCATTAATTAACTGGCGATCCTTTAAGGGTAATTTCGCGATCGAATTTGTTGTTTTGATCGATACCGTACAGTTATTGTCAGAACTCCAAGGGGCGCGGCTGTCGCCACTTTTTAAAGAAGAGTCAAAAGACAAATCAACAGCCACATCAAAAGCACCGTTAGCACTCGCTACCGTGGGTTTACTTTGACCTTGCGGGCGTATTTTCCAACCCTCAAAACGAGTTTGCACTGCGTTATTCATCGACATAACGCCCATGATTTTGGTGATGTCTTCGCCATATAGGTTGGCTTCGGGATTAGTGATTTTTGAAAGTTGAATAGGTCGGTCAGCACGCTTGCAAAAGGTGCCACCCATTACGTCGATATAACGTTTCCAATTGGTAGCGGTGTTACCATCTGATGCTTTTCGAGCCAACTCTAAAATGTCGTCATAGTCGATACTTTCACGCAAGCGGCGCAGTTCACGCCACACCGTTACTGCAGGGCCACCAATTTGCTGAAACTGGCGAATATTCCAATCACTCGCCCATGTGGCCACACCGATCGCACCATGCTTGCCGCTGCTTTCAGCCTCAAAATCATCATCTACATTGACGCCATCAATATTCTTGGCGATGTACTTGGCAATGTAGCCCGTGGCGCTGCCTTGGTTTGGGTCAATCACTTTGTAGTCAAAGCGTGGGGATATTCTTTTAAACGTGCTTTTTAATCTAGTGCGGTACTGCTGTTTAACGTTATCGATGTGAGCCAATAAAAAAGCATGCTGGTTTTCATCATTGTGATTTAGCGCTTTCGCCTCTGCGATTAACGCTTTCTTGAATACCTTGCGCATGGGCATATTGATTGAGGTGTCTAGGGTTAAACCCCACTCGTCAAAATCTCGATTGCTGGCTTTTAATTCATCGCGATTGGCACGAGTAAAATAATCGGCCATAACAAATCTAATCGCTTGCTCGTGCTCAGGTTTGAAGAACAGCAACATGTGCCAATGTGGGGTGGCATCGTGATGCGGTTCAACGACCCGAAAGCCAAACAGGGGTAATTCTAATCGGGCTAATTTACTGCGCACTTTTGCCCATTCTTTACATAAGTAGGCTTGAGTATCTTTGGGGTTGGCACCAAGGTAACGCTTGTTTGAGTAAGTCGGTCCCTTTTTGCTTTTCATGTAACTGTGATAACAACTGGGCGCGGTGACCGTAAAAAATCCACCCACCATGCCTTGCTCGTTAGCCAGTTCTTCAAAGCCACGAATACGCACCATTAATTCAGCGCGACGAACAACAGGATTAGACACTGATGCGGCAACCGCATCGGCTAAACTGATTTCAAGACCGAGTTTGTCATTGGCCACTGTCATTTCGTTAAGCCATCTTTCGGCGGCTTTTTTACGGTTTTGATATTGTTTAACGGCATGAGCGCTGGCGTAAGGCGAAACACCCGCGCGTACCTTTCCCGTAATGATCGCGGCATGTTCTTGGTATTGCCGAAACGACTTTTCAAGTTTACGCAGCCACCAGGCATCATCAACTAAGCGGGCTAATGCGCCCGCGATAATGTTGTATAGCGTTGGGTCTTCGTCTAACTCGCCACTGGCTTTGCGGTGCTCGTAACCAATAAGACTCGGTAACAATGGGCTAAAGCCCCATTGATCAGCTGGTTGTTTTACTGCGGTTAGTAGTTCAACGGCATCAACTTGTGTACCGCCGTAAGTCATATTATTTAAAATACTGGCACAGCGATTAGCCCACTCTTGGGCTACTGCAGCGCGGCGAACTTCGGTGTTGATATGCCATAGCGGCAGAGGGAATTGGCGCAACATTGCACGGGTTGATTTGATGCGATTACGCAGCCAAATATTAGCACTGCTGCTACGGTTGTATTTTTTATGTTTGCGCACGTACTCTTTAAACAGGCTCGCGGCGACATCATCGGGCAGGCCATCGAGTTGTTTTTGTGCCCATCTAAGATCTTCTTGCTGGTGCGGAGCCGAAAAAATAGCGGAGATATTAATCCCCGCCTTGCGTTCGATTTGTTGAAGATCCATTAAGCAGCCTTATTTAACTTTTTCGCTTTAGGTTGCTTAACAGGATCCGCGCTAATGATATGGCTTAACCCATGCGGCATATTCGGGAAGCGATTGCCTCTATCCCAAATGAACCAACTGTATTCACACGAATCACTGCCGCCACCGACAAAGCGAGGCCGCGGCACTATGATGGGTGTTTTATTTGGGAAACCAACCTCAGCCCAAAACGGCACTCGTAATTTACTGCCGAGAAAATTAACCCGCTGCAAATAGGCCAGCGTCCCGTCTGGCGCCAACTCACTTAATGACTTAGTCAGAAAATCAACAGTCAGTGAGAACGGCGGATTGGTAATGATCACATCTTGCTGTGCAAATTCAGTGGTGAGGTAGTTAACCCCGCGATCAAGTTCTGCCCAGCTTTTTTGCGTTTCAGGCAACGCCACTTTGTTATAAATGGCATCGGTACCACGACAAGGTTCTAAGAATTTATCACCAGGGCGCAATACCAACAGTGCCATTAGTGCATCGACCACATTAGCCGGCGTTGGGTAAAGTTCGTTTGCTCTTACATTTCCGTGTGTACTGCTCATGCTGCAGCCTCGGTTTCATTATCTTGAGCTTCTTTAATACATTTCGGACAAGCTGTGGAACAAGTTTCATCGGTGGTTTCGTAGCCGTGCCACCCCTCTTTGGTGGCTGAGTTAATCGCCTCCGAAACACTTTTGACTAACGAGATATAATGTTTTTCACTGCATATAAAACAAGTGATCACAAAAACACTCATCACTTCAATTTCAGTGGGTTCAATATCGCGTATTTTCATGATCAGGCCACCTTTTGAATTTGGTTAACATGAATATTGTTGCGAATCGCCACCAAACGAATTTGAATGGTCTTTGCGAGTGATGGACAGGCCACATCAGCTATGGATTTAATTGATTCAAGTGCAGCTTCAACCATGTCTTTATCTGCTGGGGTGCTAAAGAAAAGTGACGCAATAACGCGATTGGCTTCTTGTGTTATTGCTTGCTCGACTGTTAAACATTGGTCTGTTATATTTAGCTCTGTCATATTGATGCCTTTGATAGTTGATTTGACTTGAGCCATTTTCGTTACAGCGAAAGTGGCTTTTTGCTTTCTACGGTTTACCGCTTCACTGAACATTGCTTATGCTCTCAACTTCTAGCGCCAACTCAGCCGCCAATGCGTTAATGTCTTTTAGATCACGGCTCAATTCATCTTCAATTGCGTTACGCTGCACACCGATTTGCTTAACCGACTTTGGTTTGCGCGGTGTGACAAAGCGGTCACGTGACAAAGGCACGCAGCTAAACGTTTTTGCTAAATCAACCAAACCAATAATTGCTAAACGAACGGCGTCACAATCTGATGGCGACATACTCAACAACGGCTGATTAATGTATTCACTCGGTTTTAGTCGCGCGGTAAGTAAAATCATTGCGCGTTGCTGCGCTGGCAACTTGTCAAAACGACTGGCTGCACTGCTTTTACCCATCATTTGCCGCAGGGCGAAAATCGCGTTTACGTGACCATCACTGGTGATGTGTTCGTTGGCTGCATGAGCCGATTGACAGACGAGTGGCTTTGTTACTGTATTCATTGCTTTACCTTTTTAAGTGAAAAAAATGAGTTACATCGACCATTTACATCAAACCCGGCATTGGCATCGATTGCATGGCGTCGCTAGCGATTGTTAACACTGGAATGGCTTGAAATTTTTGCTCAACGTCATGTACAAAAATGGCGAGTTCGGCCATCACATATGACGCACGCTTTAGTGTTTCATGACGCATACGTTCAGTGACACGCTTGGTGGTTTTTACATCGAGCGCGAGTGCGCCGAGTTGTGCGGTATTAGCTGTAATATCGAGAGCGCGATCAGTCAGTGGCGTTTGGTCTGCATTAGCTAAGTCGCCCAAATTGACCGACGGGGCACAATTAAGTTCAAGTAAGATCCCATCAACAATGCAGCGATTACAGCTAGCTTTACTGATGTTAACGAGTTCGTGAACAGTGAGCTGGTGCGGTTGTTCGAGACACAGCTTATTGCGTAACATTTGCGGACGATAAAAATCAGCAGCCTTTGCGACCTCTTTTAAATTTTCATCTTGTGCGAACTGCCGTAGAGCGCCATTTAAATGGCTGACCTGTTCGTTACCTTGTTTACTGCTGTTGTCTGTATACATGTTCGCAAATTCCATTTTTGCTAATATTCAATTGAAGAGATACGTGACAATTTGAATAGACGGTTAATTAGTACGCTTCAGCTAACTCAGCAGCTTCCTTCGCAAGAGCTAACATGTTGATAAATGGTCTTTCTTGCGGCTTTAGTTTAGGACGAATAGGTAAGCGCCCCTCTCTAACTTGAGCACGTACTGCACTCGGTTGAATACCTGCGCGGCGGGCATACTCTTCAAATGAAATGAAAGGTGCGTCAATTTGATATGTGAAGTTGCTCATTTGGTGTTATCCTTTTATTTAATCGCGTTTGTATCAGATTGGTTTCGAGGCTATCTGATTCCGTTTTAATTCGAATGACAGGATTATTGATCAAATGAGTGGATTCGTCAAATATAAACAAGATAAAAAATTCAATCAATTGAATGCACCATTTAAATATGATGGAGGAAAGCATCTAATTGAGCGTCTTATTCATCTATTTGAAGTTAGGAACAGAATTGAACTGGGCGATTTATTGGGGATAACTCCAGGTACTTTTTCAACTTGGACAACTCGTAAAACAACACCGTACGAACTGCTGATTAGGATTCATCTTTTAACCGGCTGGTCTATGGAATACCTATGCTTTGGTACTGGTGAACGTGGTGGGAATAATGTAACAACGGAAGATTTTCGAAACGAAATATCAGAACCTACACTTCCTTATCATCGTGGTGTCTTACAGGTTTACTCCATAAAGAATGGTAATCTTGAGCCTTACGAAAAATTTGAAGCGACAGATAACATCATTGGTCACTTCAAGATTAAAGGTAACGATCACGACCTAGTAATCAAAGACTCTGATAATTTGCTATTTATCAACTCAGAAGAAAATGAAGGTGTTTCAGGTAAATATCTATTCTCCACAAATAATAGATACCAACTTGGAGAGCTAAAGCTGTTACCCGATGGCAACATCTACCTATTAGAGGGGGATGAAAAATACCCTATCACCCCAGAAGTAACCAAGATCCACGGCAAAGTGGTATCTGAATTGAAGAGCGTTTAATCAAGGCTATTATGAAAAATCTTGCAGAAGTAATAGCTCATATTACAGAGCAACTAGACCCTAATAAAGAATATTGGTTTAGGGGGCATAGTAAAAAAGAATATAAATTAATTCCCACTGTCTTAAGGCCTGTTCGCGAAGGTGAGAGTGAATACTATGATGAAGCAAAGTTATTAACTGAATTTATTAGGTGTACCCCTAGTTCAAGAGACACTCATAAGTCTACTTTAGAGTTGCTCACCTATGCACAGCATTATGGATTACCAACGCGTCTATTAGATTGGACCCAAAATCTACTTGTAGCTATCTATTTTTGTTGCAATCAACACCATGATTCTGATGGGAAGGTTTTTATACTCCAAAGAGAGACTGAGACCAATAATAGATTACCTACTATTTTATTTGAACGTCTGGCTCAAGCAAATGACCACTTTGACGTATTGTCTTCAATTCTAGATAGGTTGAATGATTTAAAGAACTCTGAGCCTAAAGTTTATTCTAACTCGATTAGAATAAATGGTAAACCGATTGAGGATTTTGACATTACCGATCAATTTGCAAGGTTCTGTTTTATAAGTCAATGTTTTAAGGGCAAAGGGTTATTTTCAATTGATTCTCCTGTTCCAGGGGTCACCAATCATCTTATTGAAGGCTTTTATGAATATTCTCCGCCACTGATTAATGAGCGACTTAAAGCGCAGAAAGGTTGCTTTACTGTGCATGGAGGAAAAATTGTAAAGAGCAATGAAGTGGTTCGCATTAAAGCTATAGATCATTATCAAAACGAAGTTGAACTACCACCGAGCATCTTTGATACGCAGCGCTTAATAGAAATTGTTATCCCTGCTGGCTCAAAACATACAATTTTACAGCAACTCAATATTTGTGGTGTTAACCATGCTTCACTATTCCCAGAGTTGGAACATCAAACAAAAATGATTAAACAAAATTGCATTAACTAATTCATACACTCAAGGAAGATAACTATGAACAACAAACAGCAAGAACATAACAAAAAAATGGAAGAGAAGTTGGCGGCCCTAAAGGCTAACCATGTTGACTCTCCAACTCAAGCAAAGGCCAGGAAGTTAGTTAAGCCAATCTTCATCACGATAGGCTTAATTTTCACACTGCTTTTTGTTGCACTAATTGTGGATAGTGGCAGCAATCAAAAAACAGTAGAAGTAACGAGTACAGAAAAGGCTTCAGTGCCAATCAAGATAGCAAGCGCTAGCGACGCCGAAAAATGGCAAGCACTCAAAGGTGTATCTGATTGCGAATTAGCCTATCGAATGTATAGCGACTACGCACCGATTATCGCCAGCTTGAGCACTTTCGTTGAACAGAACCCCAATATGACTCATCAGCAAGCAGTGCAATGGAAGCTTTCATCTCAGTTTGAAGAAAAAATTGCTCTCGTCGAAGCAAAATATCCTTTGTATTACAACGTCAACATGGAAAATGCCATTCTAGCTCACGGCTTTAATTTCAGTGCGGGGCAATACTGGCGAGATATATTTTCAGTATTACGACACTCGCCTGCAGGCACTCCAATCGTCAGTGAGCAAACGACACTTATGCAAGATGACTTAGATCTATTGGAATCATCTTGCCTAGATGAGTTTAAGAATTAAGAGAAGTACTCATGAATTTAGATGCATTACTTTCAACTAATATAATTATCCCAATAGTAGTTGCTTTTATTGGTTTTTTGATTGCTGTAACTACGGCTGTTATTGCAAAAGAACATAAAGTTTCTGAATTTAGGCAAGCTTGGATTGATGCATTAAGAGAAGATCTCGCCAAATTTTATTCTACTAATTACCAATTATCTAATATTTTGATTGAAAGCAAAGGTAATATAGGCAATAAAGACACTGCAATATCTGACTTTAAACAGAACTGTATTGAATTTGACGAATTATCATGTCGAATCTCATTAAGATTGAATTGGGATGAGCATAAAGAACTAAAAAATAATATTGATGAGCTTCAGGTCTTCAGAGAACAAGTGAGTGTTAAATCAACTGATTTTTCTCCTCTAGAGCCTTTACTAAATAAATTTAAAAAACTATCTAAGGATATTCTTTCTACAGAGTGGCAAGTTGTTAAAGATGGTGAAACACTTTTCTTAAAATTTAAGTATGTGTCTAAACTTTTAGCAACAACATTTCTAGTTTCTATGTTCGTTCTATTGGAGATAGGCATTATGAAATCTTCAATTTTCCAGTGGTAGGTAACATGTCATATGTCAATTCGTAATCTTAAAGACGGTAGTGACAAACCTTGGAAACTCGACCTACGAGTTGATGGCCGAGAGAGTAAACGCATCCGAAAAACATTTGCGACTAAGGGTGAAGCTGCTGCTTATGAAGTTTTTGTTTTAAAGAAAGTAGATGCTAAACCTTGGTTGGGTGAAAAGGTTGATAACCGCCGTTTATCTGAATTAATCGAACGCTGGCATGATTTGCATGGGCGGCAACTTACTCAGCCAGCCCAGCGAATGACTAAACTCAAAATGATTTGTGGTGCGCTTGGCGACCCTGTCGCACACAAGATCACCGTTAACGATTTCGCCAATTACCGTCAAATGCGTTTAGATGGTGAAGTAGCCGATGCGCAAGGTAATAAGACCAAAGTAAAACCAAACACAATTAACCACGAACACGCCTATTTAAACACGGTATTTAATACGCTAAAAAAACTGGGGGAATGGTCATTACCCAATCCTTTAGATGGTATTGAACAGTTTAAAATTGAAGATATTGAATTAGCATTTCTCTATAAAGAAGAAATACCCGTTGTACTCAACGAATGTGCCAACGCCAAATATGAACATCTTAAAACCATAGTGCTTATTTGCTTAGCCACAGGTTGTCGCTGGTCAGAGGCTGAAGGTTTACGCGGTAGTCAAATTGCCCACAATCGCATTACCTTTGTCAAAACCAAAGGCAAGAAAAACCGCACTGTACCCATAGCCCAAGGGTTGGCCGACATATTGCCCCGCGTTCGTGGACCATTATTTAGACCATGTCGCAGATCCTTTGAACAAGCGATTAAACGAACCGGCTTAGAATTCCCAGATAGACAAATGACCCACATCTTACGCCACACATTTGCCAGCCATTTTATGATGAACGGCGGCAACATTCTGGTACTAAGGCAGATACTCGGTCATTCAGATATCAAAGACACAATGCGTTACGCCCACTTCGCCCCCGATCATCTGGATGACGCAATCACCAAAAACCCAATAGCAGCAATGTTGAAATATAAAGGGCAAAATATAGAATGAATAAGAAAATATACGGAGTTCAAACTGCAATAAGTTGGACACTTCTGCTGTTTATTCTACAACTCCCAGAGGTAAATCAAAGCAACGATTATTTTTACTTGATTGCCACCTTAACAGCCTGTTGTTTTACATACAGTTTCTTTTATTCCTTTTCAGAGTTTGAAATAGATCAAGTAAAAAAGGAGCAGAAACTTTGGATCAACTTACAAACAATTGTAGAAAGGATTGTAGATGTGGCTCTTTTCTTGAGTTTTATTTCATTGGTCATGATAAGGACAGATTACCCAACTCCTTTCGGCTTTTTATGGTTGGTAGCCCCTCCAATTGCCCTTATATCTATTTTAGCATTTGCAGTGCATCGTATTTATTATCGCGAAAAGTCCGAAATTTCTGCACATCTTGAAAATATAACAAGAAAACTCGAGAGTATTTGTAAAAGGAAACCATCTTCTCCAGACTTAAAAGAAGAAATCAAAACCATTTATGAAGAGTTTAACCTTGAAAGTCAGATCCTCGAAGAATACTTAGCCAAAAGTAACGATACACCAAACAAACTAATGTCCACAAATTGCCCACAGAGCACAGCAGCTACCGATAGTAAGCTATAGCTAAAAACACGTAAGCTTTTGAAAGTATTATAAGTCATTGATAAACATACACCGTAGATAGGACGTAGGCTTTTTGGACGCGGGTTCGAGCCCCGCCGCCTCCACCAAATATTAGAAAGCCCCGATACGAAAGTATCGGGGCTTTTTTATTGGTTGGCGGTGTGGGCGAGAAGCCGCGTTAGGGTTCGACAAGTTTGTCGGGAACAAACTTGAACGTCGCTTGCGACGGCCCCGAAGGGGCGAGTGTCAGGATGATACGAGTAAACCCGCCGCCTCCAGCAAATACTAAAAAGTTCAAATCCCACATCAGCATTAGATAATAAACCTTCTCCTTGTCTGAGCTTAAATACTCTTTCACGCTAATTATTTATCACCTATGAATTGCGATAAAGTGCCTCAATGGCGACAAAGTGGCGACAGCCAAATATCAGAACTATCAATTACTGGCTAGATCCTCTTTGCTGTAACATCCTTAAACTTGTCACTGATGCTTGGTTTGAAATCAAAAAGCAGAAGGTCTCTGAAAATCACGGCCAAAAATTGTATCGACGCCTTGAGATCTACCTCTTCCCTGCCCTAGGAGAGACACCAATCAGCGCCTTAACAGCCCCACAAGTTATTCAAGTGCTCAAGCCTGCCGAAGCTAAAGGCAACATTGAGACCTGTAAACGGGTGATCAGCTGGCTAAACGAGGTAATGACCTTTGCAGTGAACACAGGCCTAATACATTCGAACCCATTGATAGGCATAGCAGCTGCATTTGGTGTCCCAGAGAAGCGTCAAATGCCCACCATTAAACCTGATGAACTACCTGAGTTTATGGAAGCATTAACCTACTCAAGTATAAAGCTAACCACTCGCTGTTTAATTGAACTGCAGCTGCATACCATGACTCGCCCTGCAGAAGCAGCAAAAGCTAAATGGACTGAAATCGATTTTGATAAGCAACTGTGGACGATTCCAGCTGAGCGCATGAAGATGAAGCGTGAACACATCATCCCGTTGACGCCACAAGTCATATCGCTACTAAACCGCATGCACAAAATCAGTGGTGACTTAGAATACATCTTCCCTGCAGATAGAAACAAGCATCACCACACCAACACCGAAACGGCCAATATGGCAATTAAGCGTATGGGCTACAAAGACCGCCTAGTAGCACATGGCCTGCGTGCATTAGCCAGCACTACGCTTAATGAACAAGGCTTTGATGCTGAGCTTATTGAAGTATCACTCGCCCACGTGGATAAGAACACAGTAAGAGCGGCCTACAACCGTGCCGACTACATTGAACGTCGCAAAGAGCTTATGTGTTGGTGGAGTGAGCATATCCGACAGCCAGTAGTAGTGTAAAATGGGAGCGAGAGATCTTAATTGTTACTGTTAAATGCATGACAAAATTAACTAAAGTACCAGGAAAACTGGTCGCTGCCCCCAGGTTTCCCAAGACTCATCTATGGACATAAATAAACCTACATAGTTACCAATTTTGCAAACCATCAATTAACTCTCGTATGAAAAGTTGCTTAACCGAGTCCTTAGTCTTAATGGTTTTAAGCATAATAAGCATCATAGTGTGGTTTATCATTCGTACGAATAGCTTCGTCAATGATATCCCAAATATGAACTAACTGCGGTTGAACTGCTTCAGGTAATTCAACCCCTTGGATGATTGACTTAGCATGGCACTTTTCATTCATGTATTCATAAAGGGTGCTTGATTTCACTTCAGCACCTTCGATACCTTTTAAGAAGTTTGGTGCTATGAGGTCTTGCCCCTGCTTCTTAAATTCTGACAGATTAAATCTGAATGAAAAATAGACTTCCAATATCTTACGGATATAGGCTTGAACACTGATAGCATCAAACTTTTCTGGATGTTTTACCGCATCTTTAATTTTACTTATTAGATAGGCATACTCAGACTTGTGATTCAGAAGTAATTCAGGTAACTCACAAATGCTTGATTGATCTACCTTACGGTTGACCAAATAAAACTGGGCACGCCGTGGTTTTTTCTGGTAATAGCTGAACCATGTTTTCACTAAGTTGAAGAATTCGAAATTATGCGTTGATATAAACAACTGCTCAACTTTTTCATGATTCAACTTATCTTTAATAATCCCAAGCACATTGTAGATGTGGTTTGAATCAAGGCTACAGATGGGGTCATCTAAGTACACTATTGGCTTCGTGCCTTTTAAGGATTCATCTTCCAGTTCTGTGATGAAATATGCGAATGCGATAGCCGTTCGCTCTCCATCAGATAAGTGCTTCGCTGGTCGTCCTTCACGCACGAACTGGTAGGTTTCACCAACTGGTTGAATTTCTATATCAGTCTTACCGAAATACAACCGAAGATTATCATTCAGGTTATCTGCACCTTGTTTAACATTACGAAGTTCTGCCTTGATTTCCCTTGTACGGGTATTCAAGTAGGTAATTTCAGTCAAGGTGGCTTGGTGTTCATATTTGAACGCTTTAACCTGTCTAGTCGCTTCGGGGTGGTCGTATTCAGTGATTTCAACATAAACATAGTGACGTTTAATCGCATTTCGTGCTTTAGTCTGTTCGGTTCCATGCTGTAATGAACGACGGTTATGCTCGTTTATTGGTGTATTGAACAAACCTACTAATTCTGATGCATCAGGCATCGGATAATCAGAAGGTGAAAATGGAACAACTTCTTCCATGCGTTCACGCTTATCTTCCAAGGCTTCAAGAAGCGAATTCTTAACACGACCGACTTGTTCGTCTAATGATTGAATTTGATCACTAAGGGCATCATAGCCTTGCTGTAAATCGGCATATAGATTGGTTGCTCTCGGGATCGATTGCGATAGCAAAATCTCTTGAACTTGCTTGATAGCAGCGTTGATTTTTGTTGATAATTTTTTGTATGTATCAGAAAAATAGCCGTTTAGGTGGTCAAGGCGTTCAGTTGTTAATGGGTTCCTACAGAACTGACATACATCGGGTTCTTGATGATGCTTCATACCATCTTCAACCCATTTACGAAGAACAGAATTGGCTTCTAGTTCTTCGATAGTGGTACGGGTTACTGATTTCGCTAGAATCAATTCTATTTGTCCCAATAATACAGTGATATCTGGGATTTTTATTGAAGCAAGACTTATTGTATCCGCCTGTTTAGAACGTGCAGTATCCATCAGTTGATCAAGTTCTGCACCGGTTTTAAAGTCTTCGACTGTAACTTGCTCCAATAATGGTGTTACACCAGTGCGGGTGAAAGTAGAACCGCCTAAAACGTTCAGGGCACTGACCACCTGACCAACCGTTTTCAGTTGGTTATCTTTTTCTAACTGTTTATTGTCTGATAACTTTTTGTGCTGATCGCGTTCCAATTCTTTAGCCGGAATATCAACTTCTACTATGCGCTTTAGCTCCGTTTCCAATTCGATATTTGGTTCACCAACTATAAGCACTGGGCTCAAACTTGAATCGATAAAGTTAACGTTGTCCTTGATGTAATCGGAATTGAATACACGAAGGTTAATCATAGGGGTTAATGCAGTACTTGATACTGATGTGCCTTTATGACGCTCAACTGTAAAAGTTGCACCTGCAAAGTCTTCATGAAGGTGTCCTTGCTGCATGGCGCTAAAAATACGTGAAAGTGTAGTTTTACCTGAATAGTTGAAACCATAGAACAGGTTAAACTGTAAGAATGGCTGACCGGCATTGGTCTTGGTATCTTTGAATATACCGAAGTTCTTTATTGATTTTATGTTTTTAAACATCAAGTTATTCCAAATATAATTATCGGAATACTATATCAGTTTCATTGTTCACGGATGTGATATATGACGATTATTCTTAATTCAGATATTTATCATACCTGCCCATTAGTTCATGTATTGCAAAGTAGTTTAATCAAATGGCAGCAAGTATTGACGCTTGTAAACAATAGAGTTCCTTCGCGTCAGCCGATAAGTCCTCATTTATGAGAAATACCTAATTCACATCGCCCTCTTCACCAAGAGGGCGAGGCAGCCTAGGAACAACCCTATAACTATCATATGAAGCTATCAGCAGGTTTGAAAACAATTAATGGTACTTTCTGGGTTTATGTTATTGTAAATATTCTAAAATATTTTTTCGACTTCCGCAAAACCTTCTGCGACAGTCATTTTAAAATCAAAATTCTGAAGACTATATCGTTCATCCCAGTCATTTACACGCGATCTAGCGAGCTCATAGCCAGCCGGATCCAACCAAGTCACGATGCCTCCATTATAAAGAGGCAATACATAATACTCACCTCTAGCGCCATCTGTACCAGTTAGCTCTGCAGGGAATTTAATCACCTTCTTCCGACGTTTCTTTACCTTTGAAATACTTTCTTTCCAATGGAGAAAGTACTGCGGACTAATCCAATCGTCAGGGTCTATTTCCTCCAGTTCATTCTCTAACCACTCATCAAACTCCACTTTCAGCTCTAAAGCAGTAGAACGTGTTTTAGTTAAACCTTGAGCTAGTGAGAATGCGACAAATGGCTCATGTGTCCCCCACCTTAGTAACTCACGCACCCAGAAACCAAACCAAGGTAAACCAGTTGTTTCTTTCCAGTCCTCAAGACTAGGAACCACCAAATCACCGTTTACCCCATCAGACCAGGCTCTTGCTACACTAGCACCAACAGCAACGCCTAACCTAAACTCCAAATTTTCAGTAACAAACCTTTGCCATTCGCGTAGCTCATCTGGCCCCGGTGACACTGCTTCGGGGAAATTAAGCCACCAATCTAGTACACCATTCCAATTATCTAAAACATTCTGTGCAGCAACTGAATTACTTACAGAAAAACCAAAACCTTGATCATGACTAATCACTTCGGCCAATTCAAAAAAGAGCTCAAATCTTTCATTGTCAGTTAAAACCCCATATTCTTCAGCTGAAATCAAAACCTCCTTTATATCATCAAAAACGGCCTCAAACCTTCTTCCCATGAAGGGCGTGAACCCATATTGATATAATCTTTTACGTTCTTCCTTATCAGGGTAAACGGTTTCAACTACTGCCATACCTCTTTTTATAAAGGCGCGCTCCATCCACTTCTCTTGTGCTGCAGCATAGGTTGAAAATGTTTTACCCCACAGTGCCTTCAAATATTCTTCAACATCGCTACTTTCTATATCATCTTGGTCAATGACGCTTAATTCTTCAGTCGCATTTAATAGGATTCCATCTAACTCATCTAAGCTGTCAGCAAGCATTGCCAATGATGACTCATCTCTCATCGCCGCATGATCTGATACATCTCCAGGCGAGCACCTCTCTAACCAAGCCAAATACTCCTCCTGATTACTTACCAATCCCTGATCTAATGCTTTGTCAAAAATAGAGTTCATGAGCAACGACAAAGGGCTAGATACATTTATCGCGTCTTCTTTTGCAACAAGCTTTTTATTTAGTTTAGAATAATCAGACTTGAGACTTAACCTTTGTTTTTGTTGGACTTTCTTTAAGCCAGCAGCCGTAGTAGAAGGAGTTTGAGGAATAGCTATGAGCGTCACCCCCTCCATAGACTTTGCAGCTCCCGGCCTTCCAGCTCGACCCGAAAGATTTATAAACTCAGAAGTAGATAACGGAAATACAACTGTTTCCTCTTTATCGGGATCATATGACTGCCTTCGTAGTTGAGGCAGAAAGATAATATCGAATGGAAGATTTACACCCTCCGTTAAAGTTGCAGTCGCAACAGTTATAGCGCAAATACCACGTTCTATTAAATTAGTCATTAAGAGGCGCAATCGCTGAGGCATTTGCCCATGACTTGTAGCAACTCCTACTTCTAATAGCTTGGTTTCGTATGATCCTTCACCACAATAATCAATACATGTAGCAAGAGTCTCATTAAAATATTGTTGATAATTCGGATTTTCTGGTGGAGCGAACTCTACCAATTCCCCCCAACCTGGTAGCGTAAGCGCTTCATAAAACCACTTCATGGTCTTCTGAGGTGCTTGAGTAAGGGAAATCAAAACCCGCTTCCCACTCTGTCGAAAATGCATTGACGTCCAAAAAATTTCTAATTGATTATATCTGTTTAAGCTATTTCTCATCGCAGCTGGTAATTGAGGCATTGGATCAATTTTAAGATTAAGATACGGAGACGCTCTACGTCCCACAACCGCTAGCGGAGCACCATTCATTAAATCAATATTAATCTTTGGCGCTGAGCCTGATCGCGTTTCAAGAACGCCTATTACTTGACGCGTACTCCTATAATTCAAACCAACTGGCTGAGCATCATTATTAAGTTCAATCCATCGTGAAACTGGCCCCGCGGCACCTCCAGCTACAGCTGTCAACGCTATTCGCGCTACATCGGGTAATTGCACTAAAATTCTAGAAACAAAACTTTCCAACCTAAGCGATCTATCCTCGTGCTTCGCAAATTTTTTAACTGAATACTCAGGATCAGCAGAGACAACTTGGTGAGCCTCATCAATAATGAGTAGTTTCAACCGCGCTACAATTAGAGGACCTAAATACCTCATCAGTGCCTCAGCTTTTTCAACTGTGGCGATGAGAACCGTAGGTCGTTTAGCCTCTAACCAATAATCAGTTATTCCCCAGTCATTGCCACCATAAAGTCCAGTTACAATAAACTCACTGCCCATCTCTCGCGTTAACTTTCTCTCAACTTCACCGGCTAACGCCCTTGACGGCACTAAATAAATGGCTAACGGCCCCAACTCAGGAGCATTATCAACTAGTAGTAATTCTTTAATTAAAGCTAAATTAGCTACAAGAGTCTTTCCTGAGCCAGTAGGTGTGCAAAGGGCAAACGATGATTGTTTTATTAACCGCTCAACCCCTGCGACCTGAGACACCCATAAAATACCACGGCCATTATGATATTGAGTTCTTGCCAATCTCCTTAAAGTATCAATTTTTTCTGGAGCGATGTCTGATAACCTCTCCACGGCGTTGTATATAGATGCCCTACTAAAATTTAATGCAACTTCACTTAGCATAGATATCAATAGAGAAATATCACTACCTAAAACCTTATTACCCATTCGACGCATAGCATCGAGTTTTTCCAACCCCACATTCAGACGTTCTTTATTATCCACTCTTAAGGAGTATGATATTAGGCCTACTGTACGCACCAACTCCACAGCTATGTACCATGAGAATGCATCATCTTCATTTTCATGCAAGAGGTTAAATGTCGCATCCTTTTCTGTTAACTCTAATTCACCCAGCCAAAATTCGGCTGCTGAACTTATTACACCATCAAAGTCGCCCTGCAAAAACTGAGAACATAATTTCCACCCATCACCATCAAAAGTCACTTGCTTCAATAGCCCCGATGACATTGCAGGTAACCCGCCTAGCTGATATGCAGCACCTGCAAGAAGGCTAACAGAAACATTAATATTTAACTCATCGCCAGATCTTGACAACCACTCTAATAGTTCTGCTGCTCTTTTATAACTCTGAAAAGCATCTGAAGAGTTTTCACCTTCAATTTCTCTAAATATTTCTGCTACGTGGATTAAGTTATACGCATGAGATAATTGCTTTGATGATTCTCCTTCCCTCCATTGAATCACATCAACTTCCCATGATGTTTGAAGGCAACGTACGAAAGACCTCGCCTGAAACGGAGTTAGCTCGCCTTCTTTTGCTAATTTAGCACTAACAGATCTCGCAATATCTAATCGCTGTTCATTTAAACGTGCCATGTTCACTCATCCCCTTCCCAAAGCAAGGCATATAAATCTTCGATTAAGCTCTCTCCATCACTTAATACAATTTCAACGACCTGAAGATCATTGCCTGCAAGATAATTCTTTGGGATTTTATCGTAATCAATAAGACACTCGCCTGTCTCTCGATTATTTTTTGGCCCCCCAACAATGAGAACAAGATCTGTTTTTGGTACCGTATTAGCGTCAAAAGCTGAAAGGAGCTTATCCATCGAAAGAATAGCTTCAGCATGTCCTTCAGGGTCAATTTCTTTTAAAGCTATTTGAAGCTCCCTTAAACCATTTGGTGGATTAACCTCTTTATTTAACTCAGCCCAAACTCCCTTGCCTTCAACTCTATCCTGCTCTCCCGGTTTCTTAGGCCCGAGCATTACACTATCAATAACACTCTTGCTCAATTTTTTTCGCCATTTAGCCTCACCGGAGATCAAGCGACTAACCTCTCCACCCTCCATTGAAACCCCGATAAAATCAGTACCTAAACGACCTATAGTTCGACGTTTTTGGTCCGGGTCTCTCACTAATGTATAGAGATATTTTGTTGCATCATCATGAAATCTAAACAAAAAAACAGGTACCTTCCACTCATGCTGCCCTACCAGTTCATAACCTTCGGCTAATAATCCAGCCAAAACCTCACCAAAAAAACCTTTCAAAGTTGTTAGGTGTAATGATGATGGATAACTAACTTCGTTATGTTTCTCGTTATTATCTGGGTGAAGACTTATCCCCATAAAACCATGAATAACCTGCCGAGCATCCAAATGTGCAGATTCAAAATATGCTTTTAGTCTGGAAAGTAATTCATCATCATTAGCTTTTATTTGCTCAATCAATAGGTGGCCATAACCATTTATAAAGCTTGGGTTAGGCTCTAACCATTCATCCAAATTGGGTGGAGTGCATTCATGTAAGGGCAC